AAACTGTCTCCGAAGTCCTGGCTAAAAAAGGAGTAAACGCTAAGGCTGCACGCCTTATTTTGAAAGATGTAGAGGATGCCACAGAGGAATCTATTGATTCTTGGCTCCGTGATAACGGAGATTTAATCGGCTATACCCCACAGGTTCAAAATGAAGATACGCAGAAAGACCTTGCGACATTACGTCAGCAAGATATCTTAACCCAAGGCGGTATGACTCCAGACAAAGCCGTAGATATGAACACGCGTTTAGATAACGCGGGTTCGATGGATGAACTTATCCACCTTCTACGCAATTCCTAACCGTTCATAGTCACTTGGAGGTGACGAAACCTTATGTCCAACGCATTTATCTCTACCGACAGTGCATCTCTCGGTGGAACAGTTGGCGCCGCAGGTCTAGTTCAGAAGGCGTATGACCGTCTTCTAGAATTCGCTCTCCGTTCAGAACCACTACTTCGTTCTGTCGCAGATAAGCGTCCTGCCCGTCAAGCAATCCCAGGTTCAACTGTAGTGCTACAGCGCTATGTTGACTTGGATGCAAAAACTTCAACACTAACAGAAACTACTGACCCAGATGCAGTCGCAATGACGACTCCAACTTCAGTAACCATCACTCTTAACGAGTATGGTAATGCTGTTCTTGTTACCCGTGCTCTTGAGTTATTCTCATTAGCAGATGTAGACCCAGCAATTGCAAACATCATTGCATACAACCTTGCTGATTCTATTGACCAGGTTGTTTCAACAACTCTTATCGGCGGAACTAACGTAATTTATGGTGGTAGCACTGCTACAAGCACCGCAACAATTACAGCAGCCGCAACAATTGATTCAGCAGACATTCGCAAGGCTGTCGCTAAACTCCGTGCTAATAAGGCCAAGGCTCGCCGTGGTTCTTACTACTGGTGCGGTATCCACCCAGAAGTTTCCCACGACCTGCGTGCAGAGTCTGGAAACCTAGGCTGGAACTTCGCTCACATCAACTCTGACCCAGCCGTTAATAACGTATGGGCAGGAGAAATTGGCGATTACGAAGGAGCATTCTTTGTTGAGTCTTCTCGTTTGCCAAATGCTAAAGATGGCGCAGACCAGACCGCTCTCGCTACAACCGCAGTAACTGTTCCAGGTACATCAGCAGGCTTCACCTTTGGTGTTGCTTCTTCTGCTGTAATTGCAACCCGCGCTGAGGTTGGCGACAAGATTTCTGGAACTGGCATTGCATCAGGTGCAAAGATTACTGCAATCAGCACATCTGGCTCAACCACTACATTTACTGTAAATACAGCCAACACTGCTGCAGTTACCGCTACAACAACTGTAACTGTAACTCCAGTAACACGTGTATTTGATACTATCCTCTGCGGACAGCAAGCACTTGCTGAGGCTGTTGCAGAAGAGCCACACATTGTTATCGGAAACGTAACCGATAAGTTGATGCGCTTCCGCCCAATGGGTTGGTACGGCGTACTCGGCTTTGCACGTTATCGTGAAGAAGCACTGTATCGTATTGAATCTGGTTCTTCAATCGCTGCTCTCTAGTTGATTGACTCTGAGGGGTAGACATATTTGAAAAGTCTGCCCCTTTGGGGTGAGTTCATTAGGAGGACTTATGACTGAATACATTTTTACAACTCCAACAGTTGAAGAAGGTCCTGCTGGTAGTGGACGGTTATTTCATTTTTATAAACTTAATAGAGGTATTTCTATAGTTCTTAAACCTACTGGTGGATATGCTCAAGTTAGATATCTACAAGATTCTGATTTTGATACTTATCCTGCCTACTATCAAGGTGGTTATAACTACACCGTAGATGCTGCTACTAAAGCAGCGTTAATTGCTGGTGGAGTTGGTATTACAGAGGATAACTTTACAGCGATATGAAACATTGGGAGCACCACCCTGAGCCAGTAGAAGGATGCTTTGGCTGCAAGGGTTTGAGTATACAGATGAATACTGGTGATGCACATAGCCAAAGGTCTATGCCAACTAAAGCATTTAATAAAGAATTGGATGCCTACAAAGAGGCGAGAGCCCAGGGTATCCAGCCTGCTGGAACTTCTATGAAGAAGATTCAGGAGGCAGTAAAGGCTAGTGACATACTAGGTAAACCGTATGACTCTAGCAAGATGGCACCAACAAAACATATAAACAAACAATCAGCAGCAGTACTTAATCAACTAGGAGCATAAAATGCCAATGGTAAATGGAAAAGAATTTTCATACGGTAAAAAAGGTATGGCTATGGCAAAGAAAGAAGCCAAGAAGTCAGGTAAGAAAATGGTTATGAAGGCAGGCAAGAAGGCTGCTGTCAAGAAGATGGCTATGAAGAAGATGGGCAAGAAGAAGTAATGAAAGCAAAAAAAGGAATGGGCTTCAAGGCAGCACAGAAATCAATAGCCAAGAAGCAAGGTGTATCAATGAAAAGTGCTGGTGCAATCCTCGCATCTGGAGCCCGCAAAGCCTCACCAGCAGCCAAGAAGAAAAACCCCAACCTTAAGAAGGTTAAAGGTGTTATGAAGAAGGGTAAAAAATAACTATGCCAGGTAGAATTAGTCCAGGCAAAACAGCCCAGCAACGGAAGAAAGAAATTAACGCTGCTGAAAATGCTGCAATAGCGAAAGCCAATGCAATGCTTGATAAAATGATAAGGGAAGGCACCATACCACAAGGTGGTCTTCAAAAAGCAAAAGAAATGATTATGAGAAAAACAGGTGCTTATCCGATGGGAAGTGCTAACTAATGGCTACAGTTAAAAAAGTTGCTGCTACAGCAGATGCTGCAAGAGCAGAATGGAACGCTAAACAGACATTGAAAACACAAAATGCAAAGTCTGGCGGAACAGCAAGATTAATGGCTAATGCTACACGGTATTTAGACAAAAACGAGCCACGTGTAAGCGATAAAAAAACAGTGAAAATTGACAGCAATCCAGTTAAACCAGGTAAAACTGTAATTGGTCCTCTTGCTGGTAAAGGTGGCGCTGGCCTTGGCGGTATGTTTGGAGTTAAGAACCGTTAATGTCATCAGGACAATTGAAACCGCACTACGGTTTTAACTCTGTGCAAATCAAAGATGGATATGTAGTGCGGTTAAACAAAAATGGAACAGTAAGAGCAGTACTAGGAAAGTATGGGGAATATGGCAAGCAAAGCGGACCCAAGGCTTAAGAGGGCTGGCGTATCTGGTTTTAATAAACCTAAGCGCACCCCTGGACATCCAAAGAAGTCACACATTGTAGTGGCTAAACAAGGCAGCCAAGTTAAGACTATTCGTTTCGGCGAACAAGGTGCTGAAACTGCAGGCAAACCTAAGGCTGGAGAGTCTGAAAGAATGAAGAACAAGCGTGCATCTTTCAAAGCACGCCATAGTAAGAACATTGCCAAAGGTAAACTAAGTGCTGCCTATTGGGCAGATAAGGTGAAGTGGTGAAGAAGAAAGCAAAGCCTAAGACTAAATCTAAAGTCAATGAGGCTGGCAACTACACTAAGCCTGGTATGCGTAAAGCACTATTCAATAAAATTAAAGCAGGTTCCAAGGGTGGAGACCCAGGAGAATGGTCTGCTCGTAAGGCACAGTTACTTGCTGTGCAATACAAGAAGGCAGGCGGAGGATACAAATAGTGGCACTGGCTAAATCACAGAAGTCTTTAAAGAGTTGGACTAAGCAGAAGTGGAAAACTTCTGATGGCAAACCTTCTAAGGGTAAGAAGAGATATCTACCTGAAGCAGCGTGGGCTAATCTAACTCCTGCTGAGAAGTCTGCCACTAATAAAGCAAAAGCCCAAGGTAATAAAAAAGGTAAACAGTTTGTTAAACAACCAAAATCAATCGCAAAGAAAACGGCTAGGTATAGATAATGGCGACAGGTACAGCAGGTAGTTCATTTACAAGCGAACTTAATCGCTTGGGAAATAGTGGAACATATCCAGTATTAACTTCATACCTGGCTGCTACTGGTGCTGCCAACAAATACGCAGGGACAACAGGTAAAGCACTTATTGGTGCATTAAATTTAGAAGCAGATAGTGCCCGTCAGCCTAAAGACTTTAAGGCTCTTGGTGGTATCTGTAATGAACTTGCAGGAACTACCAATCTTTCCCCTACTGATGCGTTAAGGAGCATTGACGTATGACAGTTACATTAGCCGAAATGATAGATGAAGTTAAGATTAACCTATCTGGATACACCTTCCAACAGGATAGAAGTACACACTTAACTGCTGCTGTTACTACATTAACATCACCTAGTTCATCTCCTACCATATTAAGCCTTGGTTCAACTACTGATTTTGGCAAAGGTGTTGTTGAAATTGGTGATGAATTACTCTGGATAGATAGCGTAGACCGTGTTGCTAACACTGCTACTGTCGCCCCTTATGGGCGTGGCTATCTTGGAACTACTGCTGCTACTGCTGCTGTAGATACTCAGGTAACTGTTAGCCCTATCTTCCCAAGATATAGTATTAAGAAGGCTATTAACGATACTATTGATGCCGTAGGCGCCAGCATATATGCTGCTAAGCAGACTACATTTACATACAACGCAGCCATTACTACATATAATTTTAATAATTTAAATATAGAAAACATACTTGCTATTTCTTGGCAGGACATAGGACCTACTAAAGAATGGATACGCGTTAAGCGTTATGACTTTGACCCGTTCGCAGATGCTACTCCAGGAATTTGGACTGGCAGTGGTAGCCAGACTGTAACTATTGGCGATGTAATTATTGCTGGTAGAACTGTTAAGGTTATGTATGCTACCCATCCAACTCAATTTACTGCTACTAATCAGGACTTTTCTACACAGACTGGACTATCTGAAACTGTAAAAGATGTGGTAATTCTTGGTGCTTCTTACAGATTACTACAATATCTAGACCCAGCCCGTGCTGCTCAATACAGCCCACAGGCTGATGAAATTGATTCCAAGCGCCCATTTGGCGCTAGCAATAATGCAGTGCGTCAGTTGTTTGCTCTTTATACTCAACGCCTTAACGAGGAAAGAACAAAGCAACAGACTCAATATCCCCCACGACTTCATTACAGCGCCCGATAGGAACATAAATGCCAACACGTCAATACTCGTCCCGTAGCCAACAGTCAACACTGACTAGTGCTATAACCGCAGGTGCTGCTACTATGACAGTAGTATCAGGCACAGCCTTACTTGGTGGTGTAACAATCCCATCAGGCAGAACTTTCACTTTAGTCATAGATGTAGATACTGCTCTTGAAGAAATTGTAGATGCTACGGCGGTATCTACCAATACATTTACAATCACCCGAGCCATTGATGGTTCATCTGCACAGTCACACTCAGCAGGTGCAGTAGTAAGACATATGGCTATCGGTAGAGATTACCGTGATGCCAATCTACATACACAGGCTTCTGCCTCTTACAATGATGGCGATGGTAATGCCCAGTCAATGCACGGCATTGCATCTGGTGAAGGTGATGTAGTAGGTACAGCCAAGACACAGACCCTTACTAACAAGACTCTTACTAGCCCAACAATTTCTAACCCTACCTTTACTGGTACCCCGCTTGCTGCTGCAAGCATATCTTTTGAGGGTGCTACGGCTGATGACTATGAAACTATCCTGACTGTAGTTGACCCTACTCAGGATAATACAATCACCCTACCTAATACCACAGGTACGGTAGTCATTGTTGATGCTACCCAGACCCTGAC